GTTTAATACCGAGAGAATATTCCATGCTTTTAACGTCATTCTCTAACTTTGTAAGGGTATTAGCTAGTACCTCTAAGGATTGGAAGCTAGCAGTGGCAACATCTATATTATGATTACCATTAGCTTCTTTATGGGCTTTAAGCTGTTGTTTCTTTTGATCTAAATTCTTTAACAAATTGTCTAGACCAAATTCTAGCTTAGATATATGAGATTGTAATTCCATTCTGAAATTATATAAATCGTCATATTTAATTAACGAAGCATACTCTAGCTTCAATCCGTTGATTGTGTCTTGACGAATACCGTCTAGTACGTACTCACGCTTTTGTTGTATATCCATGATGTTTTTCCTTTCTTTTATCATGTTATTATCTATATTCTCTTGTCTAAATGAGTCTTTTACCTAGTCTAACTAGATAACTCATCTATCTCCGAATATGCCTACTTTAGCATCAAAAATTACAAGCTTGTCCGTGCGCCAATGATGTTGCACCGAGCGACAAGTTGTTGCTATCCAGCGGATGCGACCACTTGTGTGAAGTGTGCGACATGCTTGAGCATGGATAAGTGAAGGAATTTTCTGATAGTTCGCCGACCTTACCAGTAGCCACTTTGTAACGATTTGTAACAGGCGAATAGAGCATATTCGAGAGAGAGATTCTCTCAGACAGCTACAGCGAGGCAAATAAATAGGTGCGAAGCTCTAGGGTAGAAAGCGACGACATTTCACCCTTGCCGAGCCAGCTGGCTGAGAGCCATTGTAACCCCCCTTGAGGGGGGAGAGGGGGGAGGAGCGACATAACATGAAAGTAATAAGTTATTACCATTATATGCTTGACACAGGGATTTAGGTGCTCTACTAACATATATAGCGTGAACAAGTTACCCGACAACAAGGACCAACTCACAGCCAAGCAAAAGGCGCTTGTCGATACACTCGTAGCCGAAGGCTGTAGTATAAGAGAAGCGGCAACAAAAGCTGGTTTTTCAACGAAAGATGGTGGTAGAGTTAATGCAAGTCGGACACTACGACTCCCCAAAGTACAAAAGTACATGATGTCCCAAATAGCGAATACTATGGGACTAAGCGCAGTGCATGCAACACACAAGCTCGTGCAACTCTCCGCTAACGCTAAGTCTGAGTATGTACAGCTTGAAGCTAGCAAAGATATCCTAGACAGGGTTGGACTGCGTACCCCAGACAGAGTGCAACACTCAGTCGTGGGAGATCTGAAAGTAAACATTGATCTCACCTAGAGGGGTAGGGGGTTCGAAAACGCAGAGCGTTTGATAGTGATACATGTCTGACACACAACAAAGTCCCAAAAAGCTCTATAACAGTGAACAGATATTCAACTGGTCCAGAGAGGAACAGCAGAAGTATAAGGTATGTTACGTCTGTGGGCAGTGGGGGACAGTCGCTTTGAAAGGAGAACATGGGAATTATTACTTTGTCTGTGCAGATCATTGGAAAGTGGATCCGTCATATATGGATCAATAATATTTTTAGAAGGAAAAGGCTCAAAGAGCCTGATGAACACGAAGTATTCTTAGGATCAGACTCTTATTGAGGATTGATTAGGGAATGTGCCTCTCTCTTTGTAGTAGAGATAAGCCCAATACCAGCTTTTTTTGTACTCGGTTTGTAGAAATTCTTTGATATCACGATCTGGATCTTCAAAAAAATTAACAAACGCTTTAATAAGTTTATTCATACTCGTGGATATAATCTATATCTTATAGAAAACAAATGCTAAAACCACACAACAGCTATGATGTCAAGCCACATTTAGTGTGCATTGTATATATTTTTTTAATGGATAAGGTTTTTATTGACGCTAGGTAAGAGCTGATATAAGCTAAGCTAGTCTGGTTAAGACATAAAGCGTTAGTGTTGCAACACTATAATAGATTGGAGAATAAAATGCCTAATGTAGGAAAAAAAACATACCCATATACAAAAGCTGGAATGGCAGCAGCTAAAAAAGATGCTAAAAAGTCTGGTAAGAAGATGACTATGGCTAAGAAGTATGGCAAAAAGTAAAGTTAATCAAGCTGGTAACTATACAAAGCCTAGTCTAAGAAAAAGATTATTTAATCAAATCAAAGGTAGTTCAACACAAGGGACAGCTGCTGGTCAGTGGAGTGCAAGGAAGGCTCAACTATTAGCCAAGAAATATAAAGCTGCTGGTGGTGGTTATAAATAATGGCATTAGCTAAATCACAAAAGAGTTTAAAAGCTTGGACCAAACAGAAGTGGAGAACTTCTGATGGTACACCAAGTAAAGGAAAGAAAAGATACCTACCTGATGCAGCATGGAAAGCATTAAGCCCTGCTGAAAAGAAAGCTACTAACGCAGCTAAAGCTGCAGGTAATCGTAAAGGTAAACAGTTTGTAGCTCAACCAGATAAAATAAAAAAGAAGACAGCTAAATACAGAAAGACAAAATGAGTCAGATTGACCAAATCAGAGAAGCAGCAGAAAATGATCTGTTGACTTTTATACGACTAGTAGCACCTCACTTAATGTTAGGTGCAATACATGAAGAACTTATTTCATGGTGGGGTAGACAAGATGCTAAAGAGAATCAGTTAGTATTACTACCTCGTGGACATATGAAGTCAAAACTTGTAGCTTATAGAACTGCTTGGTGGTTAACTAAACATCCTGAGACTACAATACTATATGTATCAGCTACGGCTGACTTAGCAGAGAAACAGTTGTATGCTATTAAAAACATTATAGATAGTCCCATCTATCGTAGATACTGGAAGGATATGATCCATGAAGAAGAAGGTAAACGAGAAAAATGGGCAGTAGCAGAGATTGCAGTAGACCATCCTAAACGTAAACTAGAAGGAGTTCGAGATGCTAGTGTTAAAGCAGTTGGGCTTACCAGTAATACTACTGGGTTTCACGCTGATGTGGTTGTTCTTGATGATATTGTGGTGCCAGGTAATGCTTATTCGGAAGAAGGTAGATCGAAAGTCTCTGCGGCATACTCACAGTTGGCGTCTATCGAAAACCCTGGTGCTCTTGAGTGGGTTGTGGGTACTCGTTATCATCCTAGAGATATATATGATACCATGGTTAATATGAAAGAACAAGTCTTTGATGATGAAGGCGAGTTAGAATCAGAAGAGAATGTTTATGAGCTATTTCAAAAAGTAGTAGAAACAGATGGTGAGTTTCTTTGGGCTAAACAAAAACGAGCAGATGGTAAAGCTTTTGGATTTGATGCTAAAGAACTAGCACGTATTAAAGCTAAGTATGTAGACATTACACAATTTTATGCTCAGTACTACAATGATCCTAATAACTCTGAAGCAGCTAACATAGCTACTGATGACTTTCAATACTATGATAGAGCTGTATTACAAAACAGAGAAGGTGACTGGTACATTAGGGATCGTAAGCTAAGTGTATTTGCAGCTATTGACTTTGCTTTCTCTTTACGTAAACAAGCTGACAGTACAGCACTAGTTGTTATAGGTGTAGATCATCAAGGTAATTACTATGTATTAGACATAGACAGATTTAAAACAGATAGGATTGTAGATTACTATGATCATATTATTAAAGCTTGGGAGAAGTGGGGCTTTAGAAAGTTAAGAGCTGAGACTACAGTTGCTCAACAAACTATCGTAAAAGAACTTAAGGATAGTTATCTAAGACCTAATGGTATACCTCTTGTTATTGATGAGTTTAGACCTACTAGACATTTAGGTGACAAACGTCAACGTATATCAGCAGCACTAGAACCTAAGTATCATAACCAACAGATGTGGCATTATAAAGGTGGTAATTGCCAAGTCTTAGAAGAAGAACTATCACAAGTACATCCACCTCATGATGACGTTAAAGATGCACTAGCTAACGCAGTAATGATTTCTATAGTACCTAGACAAAGGTCTAATGGAGTTAGTATGATGTCTTCAAATGTTTTAACACACTCTCGTTTTGGGGGAGTATCTTACTAAGGAATATATATGGCAGGTAAAGTAGCACAATTTGAAAAAGCAATTAATCCAGATACAATGGCAAGGAATCTTGCACATTTGTATAATCAATGGTGGATTCAAAGACAGAACAAAGAATCTGAATGGAGAGAGCTACGTAACTATCTATTTGCTACAGATACTACAACTACATCTAATTCTAATTTACCTTGGAAAAATAAAACTACATTACCTAAACTAACACAGATTAGAGATAACTTACATGCTAACTACATGGATGCTTTATTTCCTAATGACGATTGGATGAAGTGGGAGGGAGCTACTTTAGAAGATACGTATGTAAATAAACGTAGGGCTATTGAGGCTTATCTTAAAACTAAAACTAAAGAGTCTGGTTTTAAAGAAACTATATCACAACTAGTAGCAGATTACATTGACTATGGTAATGCTTTTGCAGAAGTAGAATATGTTAATGAAGTAGAAAAAGGCAACAA